CCCTTGTCTGAATACACACCCGGCAAAGGCAACGACAAGATAAGCCGTGTAAACTCCATTGCGGATTTATTCGCATCTGGGGTTGTCTGGTGTCCATCGACACGCTGGGCAGATGAGGTCATGGAAGAATTGGCTGCATTCCCTAATGGGGATAACGATGACTTGGTTGACTCCACCAGCCAAGCATTGATGAGGTTTCGACAAGGTGGCTTTATCCAAATAGCTTCAGATGAAGAAGATGAAGCACCAATCTTTCGTCGTAAGTACGAATACTACTAAGGAAAATCATGGCAAACATTGACAAAAGTTTATACCAAGCCCCTGCAGGGCTTGATGAGTTAGCTCAAGCTGAAGATGCAATTGAGATTGAGATTGTTGACCCCGAAGAAGTCAATATCCGCATGGGCGAGTTGGAGATTTCCATTGCAGAAGCCGAAGGTGAAGACTTTGGTATGAACTTGGCTGAGATGATGGATGAAGGTGACATGTCTTTAATGGCAGGTGATCTTGAAGGAGACATCTCCAATGACAAGAGCAGCCGTAAGGACTGGGAAAAAGCTTACACAGACGGACTAAAGCTTCTGGGTCTTGGCTTTGAAGAGAGAACCGAACCTTGGCAGGGTGCTTCTGGGGTGTTCCATCCCATGATTACAGAGGCAGTTGTAAGGTTCCAGTCAGAAACAATCACTGAGATGTTTCCTGCACAAGGCCCTGTAAGAACCAAGATCATTGGTCAAGAGACTATTGAGAAGAAAGAGGCTGCAGTTCGAGTCGAAGACGACATGAACTATGAGTTGACTGAGGTGATGCGTGAGTTCCGTCCGGAGCAAGAGCGTATGCTTTGGAGTCTGCCTGCTACGGGGTCTGCGTTTAAGAAGGTTTATTACGACCCAAGTCTGGGTCGCCAAGTGTCAATGTTTATCCCAGCAGAAGACATCATTCTTCCTTATGGAACCACTGACCTAGATTCATGTTACCGCCTGACTCACGTCATGCGGAAGACAAAGAATGAAATTGTGAAGCTCCAGCAAGCTGGATTCTACCTAGACATTGATCTCCCTGAACCAAGTAGGGACAAAGACGAAATTAAACAGGCCAAAGACAAGGAAACAGGCTTTAGTGATTTAAACGACGATCGCTACACCATCTATGAAGTCCACGTAGATTTAGATCTTGAAGGCTTTCAGGACATGGACGATGAAGGTGAACCCACCGGTATCGCTCTGCCCTATGTGGTGACCATGATCAAGGGGACAAACGATGTCCTAGCCATTCGCCGGAACTGGAACGAGGATGATGATCTGCGCCTGAAGCGCCAACACTTCGTTCACTACCAATACATTCCCGGATTCGGAGCCTATGGCTTTGGTCTGTTTCATCTGATCGGAGGCTTTGCTAAGTCTGCCACCAGCATCATGCGTCAGCTTATCGATGCAGGAACTCTATCAAATCTTCCCGGTGGATTAAAGTCCCGTGGACTGCGTATTAAGGGTGATGACACCCCAATCCAGCCCGGAGAGTTCCGTGACGTGGATATCGGTTCAGGTGCGCTTCGGGACAATATCTTACCGCTACCTTACAAAGAGCCAAGCCAAGTTCTTGCTGGTCTCCTTGGTACGATCGTAGAAGAGGGTCGCCGCTTCGCAGCTACCGCAGATTCAAACGTAAGTGATATGTCTGCCAACGCTCCTGTTGGAAGCACACTGGCTCTGTTGGAGCGTCAGCTTAAAGTTATGACGGCTATTCAAGCTCGCCTCCATTACACGTTTAAACAGGAGTTGGGTTTACTGGCTGAGATCATCAAAGATTACACCGACCCAGACTACGACTACAAACCTGAGAAGGGCGACAAGAGCGCCAAAAAAGCTGACTACGACTATGTAGAGATCATTCCTGTTAGCGATCCTAATGCAGCCACCATGAGTCAGCGTGTGGTTCAGTACCAAGCTGTTATCCAGATGGCTCAGATGGCTCCGGACATCTATGACATGCCACAACTACACCGCAGGATGCTGGAGGTTCTTGGAATTAAGAACGCAGAAAAGCTGGTCAAACTCCCAGAAGATCAGAAGCCAATGGATCCGGTTACGGAAAACATGGCAGTTCTGAAGGGTGAACCTATTAAAGCTTTCTTCTATCAAGACCACGAAGCCCATATACAAGTCCATATGTCTTTTGCCCAAGATCCTTCAATGGCTCAGTTGATAGGCCAGAATCCCCGTGCCCCTCAGATCACCGGGGCGTTGATGGCTCACATCGCAGAACACGCAGGATTTAAGTATCGCCAGCAGATCGAGCAGCAGCTTGGAATCTCTATGCCTCCAGAAGATGAGAAGCTTCCTCCTCAAATTGAGCTTTCCTTGTCAACCATGATGGCTCAGGCTGCACAGCAGGTTCTCCAGCAGAACCAAGCCCAAGCAGCCCAGCAGCAGGCCCAACAGCAGGCTCAAGATCCTATAGTTCAAATGCAACAACAGGAACTCCAGCTTAAACAGGGCGAGTTACAGCTTAAATCTCAGGAAGTTAACCAGAAATATCAGATTGAACAAGCCAAACTTCAACTGGAAGAAAAGCGTTTTGTTACAGATGCAGCCGCAAAAGCAGACACAAACCAGATTAAGCGGGACGAAATCCAAGCTGATATGCAGCTAAAAGGTACGCAGATTGGTGCTCAGATCAAGGAAAGCCAAGAAAAGCAGACCTTTAACCAAGAACACGCCGGAATCCAAATCGGCGCACAAATCGCTAAAGACAAGCGAGACCAAGCCCTGTCTGCTATGCAGTCAGTTAATCAACTACAGAAACCTGAAAAATGATCCAAAACTTCGCACACGTATTGCGCCAAGAAATACGCAAGGACATGAACAACTACGCCGACGATCTGGCGGCTGGAGCATGTAAATCATTCGATGAGTATCAAAAACTTTGCGGGGTTATTCAGGGCCTAGCCCTCGCCGAGTCTTACCTACTGGCCCTGCTAAAGAAAGCTGAACAATCAGATGAGTGATCTTATCCTGCCACCGGGGATTAGTTTCCCTGAACAGATTCAACCGGCAGAAATGCCTGCTGAAGATGCGACAAATGAAGAGAAAGCGAACCAGCTTCCAGAGCCAGTGGGCTACAAGCTGCTATGCGTCGTCCCCGACGTATCCGAAACTATCGATGGTACTAACCTCGTGAAAGCCTCTGACGCTATGCGTCGTGAAGAGCAGACAACTACCGTACTTTTTGTGGTCAAAGTAGGACCTGATGCGTATAAAGACACTACAAAATTCCCCGGAGGCCCTTGGTGCAAGGCTGGAGATTTCGTAATGACACGTACTTACACAGGAACCCGCTTCAAGATGTACGGAAAGGAGATGCGTTTAATCAATGACGACCAAATTGAAGGTGTCGTTCAAGATCCACGAGGTATTACACATGTCTGATTTTAAATTCCCGGATGAACAGGACGAAAACAACGAAATTGAGTCTACTGAGGTAGAGATCGAGATTGTTGATGAAACTCCTGAAGAAGATCGAGGCCGAAAACCCCTAGACAAAGAGGTAATTGACCCCACCGACGATGAACTGTCGTCTTATTCCGACAAAGTTAAGGGCCGAATCAAGGAATTAACCCGTGTCCGGCACGACGAACGACGCGCCAAAGAGTCAATTACCCGTGAAAAGCAGGAGTTAGAGCGTATTGCCCAACAGCTTTACGATGAAAACAACCAGCTTAAACAGTACGTGAATACAGGCAGTCAGCAATATATCGACCAGTCTAAAACTCTGGCTGAGAATGAGCTTGATAACGCCCGTAAACAGTACAAAGTTGCTCAAGAAGCGTTTGATGCAGATGCTATTTTGGCTGCACAGGAGTCATTGTTAGAAGCAAAGATGAAAATCAATGCCATCAACAATTTTAAACAGACCCCTTTACAGACATCAGAAAATCGTGTACAACCGCAATCATACGAATCGCCCGAACCGAAGCTAGACGAAAAAACCTTGCGCTGGCAAGCAAAAAACCAGTGGTTTAGCGCAGACGGGTTCGAGGATGTATCCAGCTACGCATTAGGGCTGCACAAAAAACTGATGAATTCGGGTTACGACCCGCGCAGTGATGAATACTTCGAGCAAATCGATGCTCGCGTCAGAGAAAAGTTTCCAGAAGTTTTTGGAAACGAGCGACAACGGTCTAATGAGACCTCCAAGAGACCTACCTCTGTAGTTGCACCTGCTGCTCGTTCATCAGGTACAAAGAAGGTTCAAATGACTCCCAGAGCTATGGCACTGGCAAAGAAGTTTGGAATCACACCGCAGCAATACGCTGCTCAAGTAGCAAAATTGGAGAAATCAAATGACTGAAAATCGTAAACCCCGTGACCTAGAGTCCCGCGAAAAGAATACTCGACCAGTGTATACACCATCGAGCACATTGCCAGACCCAACACCTATTCCCGGATACAGGTTTCGCTGGATTGCGACACATGTTCTTGGTCAGGCGGATCCAACAAACGTTTCTAGAAAGATGCGTGATAAATGGGTTCCGGTAAAGGCAGTGGATCATCCGGAATTAATGCTTGCTCCTAGTGAGAAGACAGGTAATGTTGAGGTTGGTGGATTGATGCTTTGCAAAATTCCAGAAGACCTCGCAGAAGCTATGGATACTTACTATAACCAGCAAGCTAGATCTCAGATGGAATCGGTTGACAATACATTTTTACGACAAAATGATCCGCGTATGCCGTTGTTTGCAGACCGCAAGTCTTCTTCAACCCGTGGCGGTGCAGGTTTATCTTAATTTTTAGGAGTCCTTAAATGGCAGCTACAGCTTCTCCCTATGGGCTACGTCCCATTAACCGTATTGATGGCATGCCTTATGCTGGTGCAACTCAGACTTTTCTGATTGACCCTGCTGGCGAAGCCACCAATATTTTCTATGGTCAGGTGGTCATTATTGGCGCGGACGGCTATTTAGCTATCTCTACCGCCACTGGTGCAGACATTATTC